CAAGCATAGATTTTTGCAAAGCAATGAAACTATCTCTTGTATGCTTATCAAAGTATGGGTTGCACCATCCATTCCAATATCTATTTTGAGGATCATACCACCCTCTAAATATAGGGAAGTCTTCATCCTCGTCAAAGGTAAACATAGATTTTTTTAATTCTAATTCCATAATTTTTCTCCATGAAAAGTTAAAAAACTATTATAACATTAATTTGTAATGATTTCCTAATCTATGTATAATGTATGTTATTAACAAACCATAAACCAAAGGAGGATATATGGGAACAAGAAGTAACGTTGCATATGCAACAGAAGATAATAAAGTGCTTGCTAGCTATTGTCATTATGATGGCTACATAGAGCATAATGGGGTAATGCTTTTGAAGTATTACAATGGAGAAAAACAAGCTAGAGACTTGGTAGACAATGGCTACATGTCATCTCTTCAACCTACCATTGATCAAATCAATGAGGGCAGAGTGCATGAAGACAAACCTATTGAGTATCGTAACGAATTCATATTTATGAATGACTTAGAGGCTCTATGGGTTGAGTTTGTTTATCTCTTTAAAGATGGTAAATGGTATGTCGCTGAATCAGATAGCGTCAAAACACCTCAAGCCTACAATAAATCTCAATGGTTTCATACAACATTCAAGCCACTTGATGAAGTTGTTAGCCTTGAGATGATGGAGAGGGTGGCGTAATGCATAAGCTAAAATTCAAATCTAATAAAACTTTAAGGTCTCTTGCAAAGGAGACCTTGAACGCTGATAAGTTTAAGATTGCTTACATGAAAGAAACCACAACTCAAAAAGGTTTCTTCCTTGTTAAGGATGAAGGCATATACCTCATGAATTCTTATGTGAATGAGGATGGTGAGAGAAAGAATGTTAACAGTGTTGTCTATGCTAGTGGATACAATCCCAAGCATGATAAACATAATGATCTATGGGAGAGAACGCACGAAGTTAGTGGCGATGACTTTGCTGAAAACCTTCCCTTTGAAGAAGAGGCATTGATGCGTATTGCAAGTGGTGGAGATATCACCATCAATCTAAGTGATACTCAAATAGAGGTGATCGCATGAGTGAAGAAATAAAAAACTTAGTTGAAGATCTTGGTTGGGAATACCAACGCATGTCTTCAATTGGCAGAGAGACATATAAAAATTTATGTCTCAAGCTTGGTTGGGAGTTTGAATGGGATGATAAGCTAGAAATAGAAATCCTAAAGGAGTTAAGATGACAGACTCAACACAATTCAGAGAGTATGAAGTAAGGCGCACCTCCATTAAAAAGGAGGTGTGCTATGTCAATGCTCGCACTTGGGAAGAAGCAGAAGAACTGGCGCAAGACCAAGAGTGGGAATATGTAAGTGAAGAAACAAGCTTTGAAGCGGAGGCCACAGGTTATGAAGAAGTTTGACGCGGTTATGATAGCGGAGGGGGTTACCCCTCCAGCTTCCAAGGAAGAATACTTAGAGGCTTGGCAGCTTTTGGTTGACACTGGCCTGGCCTGGCAGCTTCAGGGCTGGTTTGGCCGCAGGGCGCACGCACTAATTGAAGAGGGCGCAATTGATCGCCCGGATCCGAATGAACAAGGCCGCACGCAATAGTTCCTCCAGGGGGTGCAAGTCCCCCACCTATTTACATTCCGGGACGCAGATGTTAATGTTCGCACATGTCTATTTTCATAGATTAGTTTTTCTCCAAAAAAACAAATGCAAGGGGAGCCGCAAGGCTTCCCTTTTTTTTATATTCCGTGTGCAATTAGTGATTGGATCTTGTGTTGAAAGCGTGTATAATATTTACAAGGGCAAGATCCTGAATGGCGGATCTAAATTCATAAGGCCGAATCTGTGAAGTCCTTTTTTTTAACTATCAAAACCATAGGAGGATATATGATAGATTTAAACTTTAAGCTTGATAGAAGCTTCCCACCCACACGCAAGGTTTCTACCTTGGGCCATGGCAACATTGATTGCTATGACATTGGAGATCATTACATCTTCAACACCTATCTGGTGGACAAGTTAAGGATGCCTGATACTAGGGCACCTAGACTTGGCCGCGCAGTCTCGGATCTGCATCGCGCGCTAGCGTATTGCGATCTTGGGCACGCCAAGAAGCTGTCAACCATGACAGTGGGCGAACTGCTCAACCTCTTCGGCGAAGCCGAGGAACTGTACGCTAGTTTCTAACTAGCGGCAGCCCAAGAAGCCCGGCTTAGTCCGGGTTTTTTTTGGCCCGGGATCCGGGAGCTCTTACGCGCTGGCACGCAAGCGCACGCACAAGGCCGCAAAAACATAGCGCTAGAACGAACCAGGACGCAATAGGACGCAAAAGATACAGAAGAGTACGCAAAAGGACGCAAAAATGTGGGGGTGGCCTCTGTAAGAGGGGGGTAATGCAAATAATGATGCGTTTTCTAAAGTTTTTTTTATCGCTCTTTATCAATCGATGTAGTAATTTGTTATTGAATGTATGTTTAAAGGGTGTATAATGTTTATTAAAAGGAGAACGTTAATATGTATAAAAATAATATAGAAAACTTAAGAAGAATAACTCTTCAAGAAATGGATGGATATAGCCGCCATTACTTTGAACATGATCATGTTGAATTGATTTTTGTTTTTGATATGGAATGTTGGCTACATCTTGATTTTAAAACTCATGAATTTAAATCTGGTGATCTAGATGACATGATCGAATTATTATCAACTGAAGCCATGCTTGAATTTTGTGAAGAGGTATTTGCCGCATGAATAAAATACAAGCAAAAGAAATTATTGGCGGAGATCTATCCGCCACCACTAAAATGCCATGTAAGAGTTTCAATCTACCAGCATGGGAATGCAAAACTGGATCCAAGCTTGCGAAGATTCCAGGTACTGTATGCCATGGTTGTTATGCCATGAAAGGAAATTACACAAGATTCCCATCAGTTAAAAAAGCACAATACAAAAGACTAGGCCAATTATTTAATCCAACATGGGTTGATGCAATGGTGTCCATGATTGAGAGAGAAAACAATCCATTCTTTAGATGGCATGATGCGGGAGATATCCAAAGCGGCCAGCACTTAAAAAATATTTGTGATGTTGCACGCAAAACACCATCAATAACTCATTGGATACCAACAAGGGAACACAAGATTGTTAATGACTTTGTGAATCAGGGCAACACCATTCCAAAGAATTTAATTATACGCATTAGCGCAACTAACATCGATGGCAAGCCACCCAAAAATGCAAGCCATACATCAACAGTTCATTCTAGCAGCAAGCCAATCGGTTTTGAGTGCGTAGCACCTAAACAAGATGGCGCTTGCCTAGATTGTAGAGCATGCTGGAATCCCGGCATAAAAAACATTTCATATAAACAACACTAGGAGAAAAACAATATGAATATCAATGATGACTTAGTCAAAGATTGGCTAGATAAATTTGACAGCAACAGTGAAATAACTTTGTTGACTGAGATCGCAAACAATAACATATGCGTATCAGGAATGATTGATTCCATTCTTGCATACCATGTCGGAGAGGTTGAGATCGCAAAAGATTTTTATAAAAACATGTGGAGATCGCAATCATGAGTGATCACAAAAACCAAATTATCCTAGAGTCTTTGTATCAAAAATATATAGACCTTGGATATGAGGACGCAGAGGCGCAAGAACTAGCGGCAAAAGAGTTTGAAGAAAATAGTAATTAGGTGTATATTAATTGTCGAGAGATAGGAGAAACCATGACAGAACACACGCACAAAGTAATCCGCCAGGATAAAATAAATCGATTGGCCAAGTGGCGCAAGGGTATCAAGTACACGCTAGGAGAAAAGAAAAGTAAAACTCCCGGAAGTGTGGTTGTGCATCGCACAGTTTACAAAGATGACAGCGAAAAAATAGAATACCTTAGATCTAAAAAGAAGGACGAATTCATACCCAGTCCATACACAGATGATGAGCTCATTGATGAAATGGAAAGAGAGAATCACGAGGGGCACAGAATTTTATTTGGTAGGAGTGGCAAAATATGAGCGAACTTCCACCAATAGAAGATAGAATGCCGGGGTGTGAATGGGTATTGGTTATCAAGTATGGAGATCCATACACCAACATTCCACAAACAACTAGCTTCGGTCCTTTCCCCACAAAAGAAGACGCAGATAGTTTTAGGGCGCAGTATTACTATGATCAAATTGTCATAGCTGAAATTGTTCCACTCAATGCAGTCTTACCTGATAGCGCAACTGAATTAGACATTGACTTTGTTCCTGAGGGCAAGGTTGTTGACATCAGCAGCAAAATTAATCCAAACAAACACTAGGAGAAACCATGGATTTTAAAATAGAAAAGAACGTACCAGTTCGCACATTCAACTCACCTTTTTGTGAGGCCTTAGATCAATTAGAAATAGGCGATAGCATAGGCAATCTAACCAAGAAGGAAGTCTATAGATACAGACCAAACTTTTATACGCCAACCTTTAGAGATCGTAAGTTCACATTCAAAAAAGAAACTGGAACTATGTATCGCATATGGAGGGTAGCTTGATGGATTTATCAGAGGTAGCTCTCATTGAATTATCGAACACGCCAGCAGCTCCGATCTTATACACAGCACTTGCTTGTGCAGTCTTTGTGTTGATTGGCCTGGTGATTATGTGGAACTCAACCAAGTGAACAAGTGCATAGTCAAAGGTATGTTCTTTATGCAAGATGCAATCATGTTAGATCAAGATGACTTGGTTGCAGAGTTTGAACGCAAAGTCAGAGATAAAAAAATATTCTTTGAAGTTATAAACCCTGGCCAAACTGAGTCTAAGGGTGTAGACATTGAGGCCATGCTTGAAGAAAACAATAAACTAAAATCAGAACTACGCATCTGGAAAGATATTGTAGAAAAAAGTATCACAGCCGATGCAAGGAGAGGATTCAATGGCTAAGACTTGGGTTAAAGAAAAAATACAAAGCATCAAAAAGAAAACATCTATCGGTGATTCTAGATTAAGCAGAGGTGCTGGCACTAACAAACGCAAGACGCGTAAGAAATACCGGGGGCAAGGCAAATGATTAATTATCCATGTGGCTGGTTCGATGTCGAGCAACTCCCCGGTGGTTCCGGCACTACATCAGAAGACTGATATGAGTTTTGAAAAAGGCCTAGCTGAACTTGAACGCATCATTGCCAAGCTTGAATCATCTGATGTAGATCTTGAGACAGCAGTCGCAGACTTCGAGCAAGGCATAAAGATCCAACAATACTGCAAAAAGAAACTAGACGAAGCTACTCTTCAAGTAAATCGTCTTCTTCAAGATGGGAAGCTGAAGCCTCTAAAGGATCTTCCTCATCGTCAAGCAGCGCCTCTTCAACAATCTCCTGGCCAAGATGATTCTCTAGACTTTTCTGATCTGGAATAACATCCTCCTCTTCTACATCCTCTACCACTTCAGCCTGGCCTAAGACAATCTGATGTTCTTGCACGAGTTCCTTGAGCCGATTCTCTAACTGATCCCGGCTCATGCTATCGATCTTATGTATCTTCAACTCCTTCTTATCAATCATGAGCCCAGCAAGTTTCGCTCTCGCAATCTCTGCTGTCACAGCCGGACCATATGAGCCATCCGCCAATGCCACATCACGAATGTCTGCAAGCTTACTTGCTATACCCTCAAAGGTGATCTCATTTTTCCTGCGCTGAATCGCTTTCAGAGATTTAATCTTTTCTTGCACATGCGTATACTCTTTATGATTCAACAACCTCGTTGCTGCTACACCTGGATTCTCATACCCTGCCAAGTGAGCACACTTAGTTTGTTTATAATCCTGATACACCATGAGATCCACGAAGGCCTCTTGTCGTTTCGTTAATTTCTTTTTTTCAACTTCACTCATGCAAATATTCTACCTTATATCTTTGTTTAAAATTTGTTTATCCTTTGTAGCTCTAGAGAACCTATCTCTATCAAAGATTGGGTGCGTCTAGCTACCCATCTATAGTTCTCTATAGAGATGCACAACCGCACAGCTGCACACCCTTGTAACCATGCGCCTTTCAGAGGTGCATGTGCGTATGTGCAGGCATGTGCAATTGCACAAGCGCACAGACCCCTAAATCGCATAAGAATGCACCTTCCCAAGGGGTATGTGCAATTTGCCCTTTTGCCATTGCACAACCGTTTACACACATCGATCATGCATTCATACATACATATGAATATACATGCAACCCTTGATTTATTTAGTAACATTTGTTCTTTCCTCCTCTTCCAAGATAGCAAGGCCAATGTTGTATATGACTTGAGGCACAATAGAATTACCCAAAGCTTTGAGTCGATTGACGCGTTCAGGGATGCCTGTTGCTACTCTTGGGATGTTGGGCTCTCGCTCGAATCCGTAATGTCCGTCCAACCTGGCGGATACCCCATCAGCCATTCCACCCACTCCGGGTTCAGTGTGCCCTTGCCCGGTTTGTCCTTGACTGCCATCGTCAGTCCCACTTGCTTGCCCTTCGCTATCCTTCTCTGTATTGCTGGGTCGCTCATGTTCCCCCTGTCCCTGTTGTCCGAGGCGTTCGGTGTTGGCCACATCTTCTGCTCGATTGCTACTCGCTCCTCCAAGTTCCCCTTGTAGCCCCTGTCGTTGTTGTCCATCGCATTGACCACTGTGTCCATTGTCATCGACATCCCTATCGAGCTCCTTGGCGTGGGATACATCTTGCTCTTGACTGCGCCTGCTAGCTTGCTCTTCTTGGCTAGCTTCTCGTAGTCCGTGTTCTCCCCTGTGTCCTTCCAGTCTCTGGCCGCTGGAGTTGGGAACATCTTCATCTGTTCTGCTGCTACCTTCTGTCCCAGAGAGTGACCCCTCGTCTTGCCCACGCTGGGAGGAACTGTCCCCATGCTGTCCTTCCAATCCCTTGAGTTGGGAGTTGGCCACATCAGATCTGGATGTGCCACCTGATCGTTCAAGCTGATCGGCATCCCCTTGTCCAACTTCATCTGCATTCTCTCCTTGCTCGATCCTCCCCTGCCGCAATGCGCGTCCGGGGTTCTCCAAGTTCTTTCCGAGGATCCAGATTCTGTCTCTTCTGTGGGGAGCTTCGACACTGCAAGCTGGAATAATAAACGATTGCGTGGCGTAACCTTGGGCTTCCAAGTCAAGACACACATCATCGAGTGCCACATTGACGAAGCCACCAACGTTTTCGACAATGACCCAAGAGGGTTTTTTGTGTTTAATAATTTCATACATGTACGGCCAGAGGTGTCTGTCATCT